GGAAGATCCCCGTCCAAAACATCAGATTTACATTGAATTGCTATGGAACGAAATTATCGCCAATGGGCTGTGGCGTAAGATCCTAGACTCTGAAACCTTTGAAGAATGCTTTAATCACTTAAGAGGAGTCAAAACTATTGGAGGTTTTTTAGCCTATCAATTTGTACAGGATCTGAACTACAGTAACCTGGTGGATTTTGACAACAATTCATTTTGCTTCCCAGGACCAGGAACCATAAGAGGAGTATCCAGGGTGTTTGATTTTGATTTTACCAAAAATACAGAATCCAACGTAGCTGATGCTGTTATTTGGACCTACCATAATATCATTGGATTATTGAAACACCACGGGATGTTTCTAAAATTCTCACCCCTACCAAACTTCTGGCCTCAGGTACCAGACATCTGTAATTGTTTTTGTGAAACGGATAAATACATGAGGGCAATGAATATTCAACAGGAAGGGGTAAAACGAACCAGATTAAAAAATACTTTTAAACCAAATACAAACAGAATTAAATATACACTTCCTCCAAAGTGGGGTATAAAAATACTTGAATTATGATGTATTCTTTTAGAAATCTAAATCAGATATTGATTGGTATGAGCCGTGTTATCTTAAATAATGGGGTGTGGCGTAGAGTGCGTGGATTTGACTGTCTAGAAATTCCTCACCCAGTCACTATTGAACTGACCAATCCCAGTAATAGATACATAACCATTAGCAAGCGTAAGTGGAATCCCTTTTTACCATGGGCTGAAAGTCTTTGGATGGCTCTGGGACTCAACGATCTTAACAGTTTACCTGGTCGTTATGTAAAGAACTTATATACATACAGTGACAACGGAAGAACATGGCGTGGTGGATATGGTCCTCGTTTAAGAGCATACAGTGGTAATGCTACGGATTATGATATCAGCGAGCCACAATATCGTCATATCTTCAGTGGCTATGTTAAGCTAATTGATCAGTTACGTTATGTAATTGAAGCTCTGCAGCGAGACCTGTCAACTCGACAGGCGATCATACAGTTTGGTGATCCCCCAAAGGATTGTTTTGATGAGAATAACATCTTAAAGGAAACTAAAGACTTTCCCTGTTCTAGAGTATTACAATTCATGGTGGTGGATGGGAAGTTAAATCTTACATTATACATACGTAGTAATGACATATTATACGGACTGAGTGCTGTGAATATTACAAACTTCACATTGATGCAAGAATATGTGGCTAATATCATTGGCATTCCCGTAGGAAAATATTATCACATTGTTAATAATCTACATCTCTATAAAGAACACAAAGAAAAGATACACCAATTTGCTGATCTTAGATTAACAGATCATGTAAATGAACTTCAGTGGTATTACAAAGATCGTTTCAAAAGTCTAGACGATTTTGATAATCAAATCAATCGATTATACGAGTATGAAAAGAAAGTGTATTCGGGAGAGTGTGAAGATATTATCAAATTTGACAATGATATGATTGACGATTGGGCATTGATATTCTTAAAGTTCAAGAAATTACATATTGATGCTGAATTCAATAACCCATATCTGAATCTTCTATTTTGATACATGAAACGTCACAAACCAAAAATGCAACGAATATATGTCAAACTCATAAAATTTGGCATAGGCCCTTCACTTAACCAATTAAGAAAAGTAGCACAACATTACAAATATGAATTACGAAATGGGGAATGTACAGTAGCTTTATGGCGTAAAAGTGATGAAGGACGCACAGCAGAAATATGGTGTGGTGTACGAGACTATCTTTCATTCAAACGTAATACTGATGATGATACCATCTATCGATATAAGTTACTAGTGTTTCGTGACAGTTCAGGAGAATTTACATTTTATTAATACCAATACTATGCTTAGAATATCAGATTATCGTAACATGAAAAACATTGAGCGTCTAAATTTAGTTCCTATTTTACGTTCATATAATCTATTGGAACACTCTTATATGGTAACTGTACTCTTTATGTATTTTTCTGAATTTGAAGGGATATCGTGTGATTATGCTGTATTAAAAAGGATTCTACATCATGATGTCTTAGAAACGATCACTGGGGATTTGTCTTACGTAGTAAAAAATCACAACCGTATAACAAAGAATGCCTGGGAAAATATTGAACAGGAGATGATAAAGACTAACATCAGATTTGCAGGACACACTGATTTAGAAATTGAATTATCCTTCACTGAAGAACAAGAACAACTGTTCAAGGCTTGTGACTTACTGGAACTGTGGATATTTATCAAGGAAGAGATAGCATTAGGTAATCGTATGAAGGAGATATTAACTATTGAGCGCAGATGTGTGGCTTTACTGATAGGGAAATTCAAAAGCATAGACGAATTTATTAATACATACAAATGTTGATATGAACAAATTCTTTCTGAATAATCTATGGCGGTGGAAATGTGGGTTACCTGAATTACAACCAGAACAAACCACATTTGTTGACATCAAGGAACTGCGTAAAACTGAATGGTCTCCTGAATTTGAGCAGAAAATGAGGAACCGTTTGGTGTTTGGAGCTATCAGATACGGTCGTATGGGACATGGACGAATCCCTCCTGGTAAACCAGAATATGATCGATGTGCTTCAATACGTGCTCGTCTAGAAAGATTTGAGAAAACAGGCAATTCAGAATGGTTGATTGATATTGCCAATATGGCTTTATTGATCTATGAAGAACGAGTCCACCCAAACTTTCATTTTGCCCATGTAGATGGGGATGCAGAAGATAGTTATCACGACAAAATCAAGAAATGATGAATGGTAATAATACAGAACGTGCTCTTTGGGCAATTTGTGGATTGGTAAAAAAGATCTATGAAAAACTAGACTCTTCAAATGAAAAGTCTGTTAATCCAAATGTCTCCAATAAACAAGAGGGAGAAACAATGTATGGAAAAGATCTCAGTGTTCCAAGACTATTAGATGAAGCAAAGGGGTATACTTTGTATTTTAAAAACAAAAATGCGAAGTACTATGGTGAATTACAAAGTATACATAAGACTAAAGCATCAGGTCTTACAAAACGACAGGTCGTGCTAGAACACAAATTAGGAGACAATAGTATAATACACAAAGTAAACTTTGATAGATATGATTTTGTTTCAGTACAACATGATTTGAAACTCATCATTTTTAAAATAATAGAATAATGGAACTGAACACTAAAGAATTTCAAGAAGCTCTGAAAATAGTCAAACCAGGATTAGCACGAACCGAACTAATCAACCAGAGCACCGATTATGCCTTCCGTAACGGAAGAATAATCACTTATAACGATGAGATATCGATAAGTCATCCTGTGAACTCACTGGACGTCACTGGGGTCGTTGAAGCCCTTACGCTATATAACTACGTAACCCGGTTGAAACGTGAAACCATGACGATAAAAACGACCTCTGAAGAGATGCAAATCACCTGTGGTAAATCCAAAGTAGGAATTCCTTTGATGGAAGAGATATTACTCCCACTAGATCAAATTGATGAAGTGAAAGAATGGTTTTCAATTACCGAAGACTTTGTCACAATACTGAATATGGCCTCTGGTGCTACTGCACAAGACTTGAATATGGGAGTATTCACTTGTGTTTACTATAACAAAGATACAAAAACCATTACAGGGAGTGATAATTATCGTATTCTACACAGTGATCCTCTGACTGTAAATGGAAAAGTGGGATCTTTTCTGGTGCCGGCCAAATCAGCACATCTAGTCCCTACAATTATTCCCAATAAAATAGCTGTTACTGAAAGCTGGGTTCACTTCAAAAATGAAAGAGGGACCATAATGAGTTGTCGCACAGTACCCGATCAATATAAAGACCTCAGTGGTGTGATTGACAATATAGAAGGACAAACCTTTGAATTCCCACGTACTATGCTAGAAGTAATAGAAAGAGCAAATATATTCAGTAAAAAAGCAAACACCTGGGAAGAGGAAGTACAGTTTACCATAGCAAATAATCGCATCACCTTACGATCACAAGGAGACAGTGGATGGTTTGAAGAATCAATAAATCATCGCTATAAAGATGAACCATTTTCATTCAGTATAATTCCATACCTACTTCAAGACATATTGAAACGTACAAGCATTTGTACTGTCAGTGACCATGGGTTACTATTTGTTGGACAAGGGTGGCGATATATCAGTTCATTACTGAGTATGAAAATGTGATGGAACAGAAAACAATGAACATATTGTTATCAATATGACCAGAGGATTCTTTAATAGAGAAAGTCTAAAATCTCCTAACATAAAAGGAAAACCTCTCACATGCGCCTCATGTGGATTATACAAAGATTGCCGTAGTCCAAAAATGAAACCATACGGCAATTTCCGTAAACACATATTGAACATAGGAGAAGCTCCTGGAGAACATGAAGACCGAAGAGGGAAACCATGGCAAGGACGTACAGGACGTTTACTCCAAGAAACATACGAACGGTATGGTATTGACCTATTTGAAGATTGTGTCAACATCAATTCAGTAAACTGTCGTCCTCCTAACAATTATACTCCCACTAACCATCAAATAGATTGTTGTCGTGTGATGATGGTAAACCAAGCTCTTGATGAATATAATCCTAAAGCTATTGTAATATTGGGAGGATCAGCTTTGCATAGCTTTTTAAAACATCGTTACAAAAAAGAATTACACGGAATTAATACCTGGCGAGGGTATGCCATACCAGATCAGGAATACAAATGTTGGGTATTTCCCATTTGGCACCCATCATTTGTACATCGTATGGAGCGTGCTCGTGAAGTACGTACCATTTGGCATCAAGACATACAACACATAGTTGAACGATATAACGTTCCGTTACCATCTTGGCCAAAACCCAAAATCCACATGATTGGAGAACTTGATGTTCTTAATGACATAGATACTGGAATAATCAGTGTTGATTATGAGACTACTGGATTAAAACCGCATGCCCATGGACACCAAATAGTTTCTGCCTCAGTCAGTCCAGATGAGAATACTGCTTATACTTTTTTAATGCCTCATACCAAACGCAAACGAGAACCTTTTATTAGATTATTGACAAATAGATCGATAGCCAAAATAGGACATCATATAAAGTTTGAAGACACGTGGACTCGTCACAAGTTAAGAGTATTGGTAGAAAATTGGGCATTTGATAGTATGTTGGCTGCTCACATATTGGATAATCGTTCAAACACTACTAGTTTATCTTTTCAGGAATATGTTAATTTAGGAACGTTGGGGTATGACGAAGAAGTAGCACCATATCTAAAAAGCATTGACAATAAAGATGGAAATAGTATGAATACAATATTAGATCTTATAAAGACTTCTCAGGGAATTGAAAAACTTTTGACGTACAATGCTATGGATACCATCACACAATTCAGAATAGCTAATATACAAATGAAAAGAATGGAATTTGATTTTTTACCTTTTTAATTATTAAGACATGAAAAGAATCACTTTGTTAATTGTTATGGCCGCATCCTTAACTGGGTGCTGCCTTTCACAGATTCCCACACAGTATGCCTATGTTGATGATAGCTGTACTGCTATCCTTCCTGATTTTACCGGAATTGTAATTGCTCGTGATAATTGCGATTTTGCTATTATCAATCAATACCCGCAACCCGGTGAAATAATCCGGGTCACTACCAATGTTGAGATTGAAGCGGTGGACGGGTCAGGCAATGCGGCTTCTGTTTTCTTTGATGTAGTGCTACTGGATACCATCCCCCCGGCTATACAATTAAACCCAGAATGGACAGGGTACAGTGATCAAGAAGTGGGTGATATGTACCGGACGTTTTACGGTTGGGTGCAGAATCATTATGCTGAGTTTAATGAGCTATTTGCATGGGATTCAATCCCGGGTGTGCCTGTTACCTTATTTTACAATAACATACCTATCCCTGATACAGTCCGTCAGGATTGGTGGTGGGCAACGGAATAAACCATAAAAAGAAACACTATGAAAATATTTAAGAATTGGTTTCGAAACAGAAAATATAGCAATCAAAGAACGGTTTCTCAAAATCGTTTTTGATGATACAGACCATGATCTTGAACGTATTGAAGCCTTGTATGGAGATTTTCACCATGAATGTGGGGATAGATAGGGGCATATAACCATAAAAAACAACTATGAAAGCGTACAAAGTATTTAATCCAGATTTTACTTGTCGGGGATTTCAATATGAAGTCGGTAAGACGTACACCAATGAAGGTGATATTTCAATGTGTCAAGAAGGGTTCCACGCCTGTAAGAATATCTCTGACTGTTTTTCCTTTTATTTGTTTGATCCAAAAAATAAAGTAGCCGAAGTCAAGTTGATGGGAAAAATCCTTGGCAAGGATGAAATCAAACAGGTAGCAAATAAGATAAAAATAGTCCGTGAATTGACGTGGAATGAAGTGTTAGAATTAGCAAATACCGGAAAGGGTAACTCAGCGTACAGGAACTCAGGGTACAGTAACTCAGGGTACAGGAACTCAGGGGACAGGAACTCAGGGTACAGTAACTCAGGGGACAGGAACTCAGGGGACAGGAACTCAGGGGACTGGAACTCAGGGTACAGTAACTCAGGGGACAGGAACTCAGGGGACTGGAACTCAGGGGACTGGAACTCAGGGGACTGGAACTCAGGGGACTGGAACTCGGGGGACTGGAACTCAGGGTACAGGAACTCAGGATTTTTCAACTCAATTACCCCCGATGAGATATTAGTATTTAATAAGCCTTGTAAACGTTTGCTATGGGAGAATGCGAAGAAACCGAACTTTATCTATTTCGATTTGTGCGTATGGGTTGAATGGGAAGAGATGACCAAAGAGGAAAAGAAAGACCATAAAGATGCTTATGTTACTCAGGGGTATTTAAAAAAGAGGGATTACAAGGAAGCCTGGAAAGAGGCATACAATAAAGCCAGCAAAGAAGATATTGAGTTATTAAAAGCTCTCCCAAACTTTGATTCTAAGGTATTTGAAGAGATAACGGGGATTAAGGTATAACCATAAAAAGGAACACAATAGCATATAATTAGTATCAGATGGACCACATTATACTTAATCGCATATCGCAATAAAAAGCCAAAGTTAGGAATAAAAAGAAGCCAACTAAAACAACAGACCAATGAAAACAAAAGAATTAAGGAGGCAATTTGACAAAGAGGTTAAATCTAAGCTGCCTAGCGGGTATCACGGCGATGCGATCAAGGCAAAGTACATGGTGTGGCTCGAAGAAAAGCTATGCCAGCAACAGGGAGAACAGGCGGGGAAATTAACAGAATTAGACTTACCGGCTCCGTGTATGGGCTGCGAATATCGAAACGAGGTGATAGAAGAGCTTTCCACCCCACCCAAAAAGGATGAACAGGTGGGGAAAATAGAGATTAAAGAAATCGAATCATTCCTACAGGTATTTCATCATGAATATGGGGGAAAATCATGGTCAGTATCTAATTTCCTAAATGGCCTGAAAAATTGGATTAAGCCTAAATCCACCCCACCCACAGAGGTTAGTGATGATGAACAGGCGGGGGAAACAACTCAATTAGACCTACGACAAAGATTTGTAGAAGAAGAGGGAATTCCGGTTTATAATTCAGATAATGAAATAGATTTGGATTACGTGCTATGGCTTGAGAGAAAATTGTTATCTGCCCCACCCACAGAGGTAAATAAGATGAAACTTATGAAAGATAGACCGATTGAAGACCCAAATAATCCTCAATGGGATACTGATTGGTAGACTTTGCAAAACCAATTAAATAAATAGATATGGGAGAAATAGCAGATGATATGATTAACGGAGCTTGCTGCTCCCTCTGCAACGTATATATGGTCAGGAATGTTATGCCTGTGGATACACAAGACGATACATGGATATTACGTAATGAAAGTACATCCTAAGACACTAGACGCATATCATCTACTACACAACGGAATCTTAGCTTTGGGACAAGCCGAGAGCCATGGAATACGTGTGGACTTGGACTATGTCAATATAGCAATCAGTGATTTAACCAAAAGAATCAAACAAAAAGATACGTCTTTACGTAATACAAATTTCTTCCGTCGATGGCAACACACTCGTGGAGGACGTGTTGTTAACATTAATAGTGATACTCAACTAAGAAACTATCTATATAACAAACTCAAATTAGAACCTTTCAAATATACAAAATCTGGTGTGGGATCCACTGATGAAGAATCATTACTAGCATTGGACATACCAGAACTGAAAATTATCATAGAACTACGTAAGCTCCAAAAGATAAGAGATACATATTTAGAATCATTTAAACGAGAACAAATAGACGGGTATATACACCCATTCTTCCATTTACATTTTGTACGGACATATCGTGGTAGTAGTGATCGTCCTAACTTTCAAAACATTCCCAAACGGGATAAAGAATCAATGCGTCTTACACGCAAAGCATTGTTCCCAAGACCCGGGCACCAACTGCTAGAAGCAGACTACTCAAATTTAGAAGTACGCATAGCAGCGTGTTATCATGAAGACCCTACTATGCTTCAGTATATCAAAACAGGACATGATATGCACGGCGATATGGCCAAACAAATATTCATGTTAGAAAACTTTGATAAAAGTAAATCTGACCATAGTTATTTACGAGCAGCAGCCAAAAACGGATTTGTATTCCCACAATTCTACGGAGACTACTTTAAAAATTGTGCCAGATATTTGGCTTGTGATTGGGGTGATTTAAAACCTGGTCGGTGGAGAAATGGTCAGGGGGTGGAATGTGATAATGGTACTCTGAGTGACCAATTGATTACTAAAGGAATAAAAAATTATGATGCTTTTGCTGATCATATAAAAGAGATAGAAACACACTTTTGGGGAGAAAGATTTCCGATATACGATCGGTGGAAAACCAAATGGTGGAGACAATATCAAAAAACTGGATATTTGGATATGAAAACCGGATTCAGATGTTCTGGTTTGATGGATCGCAATGATGTGATAAATTACCCAATTCAAGGTAGTGCCTTCCATTGTCTATTGTGGAGCTTAATAGAAATAGAAAAACGATTACGAACATTGAACTTACGCTCAAGAATCATAGGACAAATACATGACGCTATCTTATTTGATGTATATCCTCCTGAATTACATGATCTAATCAATTTGATTACTGATGTAACAACTGTACAATTACCCAAGATTTGGTCGTGGATCATTGTACCTCTGGAAATTGAATTTGAAGTATGTGAAGTTGACACCAGTTGGGCAGATAAAAAAGAGCTGGTAATACATTAAAATTTTTTCCGTATAATATGTAAAACCATAAAATAACCATAACGACTACCTTTAAACATGAGTCTATACAAAACATACCGTCCCCAAAATCTGGAAGAATTTGTTGGCAACAAGGAAGTAATTATTTCATTAGAAGGATTATTCTCCAAACCAAAAGATTTTCCTCATGCTACATTGTTGAGTGGTCCTACCGGCTGTGGGAAAACGACTATCGCACGTATTATTTCCAAACAATTAGAATCCAAAAAATTTGATCTGATTGAACTTGATACGGCTGATTTCAGAGGAATTGAAACAATCCGTAATCTAATACGTCAAAGCCAACACCATTCATTGTATGGTGGTAATAGAGTGTGGATACTAGACGAGTGTCACAAACTTACAAACGAGGCACAAAATGCTTTATTGAAATTATTAGAAGACCCCCCAAATCATGCTTACTTTATATTATGTACCACAAATCCTTCTAAGTTATTAAAAACTGTAAAGGGACGCTGTTTACATTATGAATTGACACCGCTGGACGAAAGACACATGCGTCGTCTATTACGTCTGATAGTTAAAGCAGAAGGAAAAAATATTGCGGAAGAAATATATGAACAAATAATCAAATCAGCTGAAGGACTACCACGAAACGCAATTCAAATATTAGAAAAAGTATTAAGTGTTCCAGAAGAACAACAACTGTCTCATGCAAAACAGACCGAGAAGGCAATAGCTCAATCAATTGACCTGTGTAGACAACTAATACAACGTAAGAATTGGCAAACTATCAGTACAACCTTGAAAGGATTGAAAAATCAAGACCCAGAAGGGGTACGACGTCATGTGTTAGGATATTGTCAAACCATATTGCTAAGTAAAGAAGATGACCAAGCAGCACTGATTATGGAAATATTCAGTGAACCATTTTACAATACATTATATCCCGGATTGGTACTGGCTTGTTATACCGTACACCGGGCAAGATGACGTTCTTTGAAAAAGTGAAATCCAACCGACTAAAGGGGGTTATAAACGTCCTGATGTAGGAGACCGTGGGCTGATCACACTGTTGAATGAAAGGACAGAGGCTACCACAAAACACGCCTCGTCGGTAATGGTCAGGGGAGGGTATTCTCATACCATTGAGACTCCCCTGTTTTTAAAAATTTAGGAACACGGACACTTCCTAGGGTTCAAGGATCCGTGGTTGATTGTTAAGGGTTTGACATATGTCCGTGTTCCTTTTTAACTAAAAAGAAAAAAGAAATGGAACTTGATTACGAAAAGGATATACACATTGACGAGGACAGTTTAGATTATGAATGGTTACAACAAACTACACTCGCTGTCAAATATGGTAAATATTGGGCCGAATGTCAAGAACGACTGATTCGAGCAGAAGAACGTATTAAAATAATCCGATCACAATTGATTAAGGAGGCCAATGAAGACCCTGATCATTTTTTAGGAGAAGGAGTAAAACCTACCAATCCAAATGTAGAAGCGTATTATCGCACCCATTCAGATCACAAAAGAGCTAAGGAAGAATGGATTGAAGCACAATATCAAGCCAATCTAGCAGATGTAGTTCGTAAAGAAATAAGCATGACCCGTAAAAAGGCTCTTGAGAGTTTGGTATCTTTACACGGACAGCAATACTTTGCTGGACCAAGCACCCCTCATAATCTTACTGAGCTACGTGAACGTAAAGTAAAGCAAATGAATAAAGGAATAAATGAACATTTAAAACAGACTAAAAAAAGAACAAGACATGGCAAAAAAGAGTAGAGCAAATTACAGTTTTAGCGGACGAGTGAATCGAGGTATCGAACAGGAGAAACAACGTTTCACCAGTTTCAGCTATTTGAACTTACCAAAAGGAGTAAGTGAGTTTAAGGTGGAAGGAAAGAATTACTTTTTGGACTTTCTACCGTACATCGTAACAGATGAAAACCATCCTGAACGTGATGATGAAGAAAAGCAAGCTAGAAAAGGAGATTTATGGTGGCGTCGTCCTTTCAGAGTTCATAGGAATGTAGGAGCTGATGATGAATCAGTGGTCTGTCCTAAATCAGTAGGAAAGCCTTGTCCTATTTGTGAATACGCACAAAAGAGAAAGGAGGAAGGAGCTGATCAGGATGAATTAAAATCCCTAAGAGCAAAGAGTCGATACCTTTACGCAGTAGTTCCTATTGGACACAAAAAGTTGGAAGAGGAGATTATGATTTGGAACTATTCATGGAAACTGTTTCAAAAACAACTTGAGGATGAGTTGGAAAATAATCCATCTAATGACCGATTCCCTGGCCTTGAAGATGGGATGACCCTGGAAGTCCGTTTTCGTGAAGAGAAACTTGGTAAAGGATCCTATTGGGACACATCACGAATCAATTTTCATGAACGTGAAGAAGTCTATTCTGAAGAGGTACTTGATGATGTACCAGATCTTGATAGCATTCTGAAAGTTCTAAGTTACAATGTGCTAGAAAGTATGTTCTTTGAGCTTGATGATGCGTCTGATGAGGGTGACGATCGCTCAGAAGACGAAAAACAGTCGGATGATAATGCTGACGATACACCTCCCCCACGGAAGAAGAAAAGCCTTAAACGAGGAAAAAAAGACGATCCTGAAGAAGAGGAGGAAGAAGAGGAGGAGGAGGAAGAAGAGGAGGAAGAGACTCCCAAAAAACCAGCCAAAAAACCTACCAGAGGAAAAAGTACAGGTAAGAATACCAAAAAAGAAACGAAAAAGTGTCCTGAAGGATATGAATTTGGTGTAGACACCGAAGAATATGACGAATGTGACGACTGTGAACTTTGGGACGCTTGTAGTACTGAGAAGGAAAAACGTGAAAAAGAAGAAGAATAGTATGAATCACATAGGAGTACCTGTTACATCAGAACTGGATTTGTGTCTCACACTATACAGTCTTTATCACAATATCCCCAAGGCCCAAACCGTAAGACAGGCCTTGGGGAATTGGATCAAGAACACTGATTCATTTCAGGAAAAAATGATAATGAATCTTATAGAAAAGATTCGTATTGATTGGAATACACATGTGGAAAAACGTAAGGTGGATGCACGCATAAAACATCTTTCTACACAAGAATTCTTGTTGGATTATCAACACCGACTAAGAAAATTACCAACTCCCATTCGAGAACATATCATAAATTCTGTATTCTATTGAAACGTACCAGAAAACAACCTCTTAGTACACAGTTGGACAAACGTATCAAAATCCTTCCAAAAAAGAAGCCTGAATACGACGGAGATGCCAGTGTTCCAATTTCCACTGGGAGTACTCTTCTTAACTTGGCTATATCTGGCGGTAGAACAAGAGGAGGAGGAATTCCCAGTGGGATTATTGTTGAAATATTTGGTTTGGAAAGTACGGGCAAAACTGTATTACTGTGTGAAATAGCTGGTAGAGTACAACAAGCCGGAGGAAAAATATTGTTCCACGATCCAGAAGCTAGATTGGACCGTCAGTTCGCTAGAATTTTCAAATTGGACACTGACGAAATGACATACATGAATCCAAATACTGTAGTGGAAGTATTTACAGAAGTTCGCAAATGGATTCCTGACAATGATAAAGTCAATTGTGTAGTGACTGATTCTTTGGCTGCATTGAGCACTGAAATGGAAATGGAAAATGACGATGGTGATAAGATGGGGATGCGTCGTGCAAAGGATTTCAGTGAACAATTACGTAAGACGGCTCGTCTGATTACTAAAAACAAACTACTTTTGGTTTGTTCAAATCAATTACGTGAAAGCACTGACAAGTACGTAAAATACAAGGCTCCTGGTGGTAGAGCCATTGCTTTTTATAGTTCACTAAGATTGCGTACCAAAAAACTTGGTAACGTATATCGTGAAGTGACCATAGGTAACAAGAAACGTAAACAAACATACGCCATAGAAATTGAAGTAGAAGTAGTAAAATCTTCCGTGTGGCATCCTCACCGCACAGCTCCAGTTACAATAGATTTCAAGTACGGTATTGATGACATTCGTGAAAATCTAAAATTCTTAAAGGAATATACTGGAGCCCATACCTATTCGTTTGGGGACCACAAATTGTCTAATTCATTAGACAAAGCTATACGAATCGTGGAACAACGTGATCTAGAAGACGAACTTCAAAACAGGGTAATTGATTTGTGGGAAGATGTGGAAGAACAATTCAAAGTTGAACGGAAACCAAAGAAATAATGAAACGTACTACAACACCTACCAGAGTTAAGTCCAGAATCATGACCTGTGACCCATCATTCACTGCATGGGGATGGGTTGTACTGGAAGGGCATATGATAGTCAAGACTGGTGTGATCGTCACCAAACCCGACAACAAGAAGAAAAAGATCCGGGCCAGTGAGGATAATGCCAGACGGGTCCGGGAGATCCTACAACAGTTGACTAAAATCATTGATGAGTTTGGAGTAACCTACATCGTATCTGAAATACCACACGGATCAAAGAATTACAAAGGGGCTGTTATGATTGGTGTAGTAACCGGAATCCTAGAGGGATTTAATGTGCTCCGGAATATTCCGGTGGAGTGGTATTTAGAAAACGATGCCAAGAGAGCTCTTTTTGGACGATTATCCGCTTCTAAGAAGCAGGTGATAGATGCAATCGACGATCTTTATGAAGTGCCATGGAAAGGCACAAAATACTGGGATGAGGCTGTTGCTGATGCTCTTGCTATCTACTATGCTGCAGAGTGTAATTCACCCACCCTTAATTTCATAAGCAGATGATGTCAAAAGAGGAACGCAACACCCTTATTAATCTGCTGGTTCGGGAGGCCAATCCAAAGATGGGTCCCAAATGGGACACAAAGATGTACCGGCAGAAGGAGGAAATAATCAAAATCTTAGAGTATGGACATCATTAAATTCATGAACCAATGAGCAAACACATCCGAAGAATTTACATCAGATTGGAAGGGCGATTTGATTTGTTACCCTACCGGGATAAGTCGTGGCACGGCCTCGGTCCTTGGTGGGGACATGATTATAAGTGGTTGTGGTTCCGAATCTGTATCAGAAATAAAATCTATGGGACATGAACAGCACTTCAGATAAAGCACCAGAATTTGAAACTTACATTCTGAAACCGCTAAGGATTCGGTTCAGTCAAGTATTTGGCAGGTACACACTTGAAAAAATGAAGGTAGATACCAATCCCCTGTTGAATCATGTCATGGATGCGTTTGAATTGCAAATCACAACCAACATTCTAGGACAATCCAGGACCCAGATTTATTCGGTAGAAATAAATGTACCGGATGGGTGGTGGGAACAATTCAAATTTCAACACCTGCCCTCATGGTGGCAACACCGTTGGCCTATAAAATGGAAGACCGTGAAAAGAAAGTTCGCCTTAGATCACTGGGCATTACTTCCCAAATTTGACAAAGTCCCCCCCGGTGAGGAGGTTGTGATGTTTACCCAAGTACCCGGAAATGAACCTGGGATAAAATCATTATAACACAAACAAGATGCCTGAAGAAAACCTTTTGAATGAACACATAACACATATTAAGACGATACACAATCGTTTATTACATTTAAAAGGGGCGAAAGATGTCCATCGTGTGGAACTGTTTTTTACAGGAGAAGAAACTACCAGTCTACTCATAGCTCTAGAGTTAGTAATTGATTATTACAATATACAAAAGAGCACATCTTTCATGTTCAAACTGGCTAAAAAATTTGGAGTAACACGACAAGAAATGATTTCATTACTTGATGAATTAGCACATGATTAAACAACTCAACATAAAAAACTTTCAATCTCACAAAAATACGACACTTGAGTTCCACCCGGGTGTCAATACCATAGTAGGACCAACGGATAGTGGGAAATCTGCTATCATCAGAGCCTTGCGGTGGTTAATCTGGAACAGACCCACTGGGGAAGCGTTCCGCAGCACGTGGGGGGGTGAAACTCAAGTTAGGATTACCACTGATCAGAATCAATTTCTTAGGATTAAAGACAAAGGAAACGTGTATGCCTTGTCTAACGATCCGGAGGGAGTGGATTGGACCGAATATGTAGCATTTGGATCTGATGTACCTGAAGACATACAAAAAGCACTCAATATAGATGAAACCAACCTCCAACTACAACTGGATAGTCCTTTCCTACTCAGCTCATCCCCAGGAGAAGTATCGGCATATTTCAATAAGATCGCACATCTTGACCAGATCGATAAAGGTGTCAAATATGCTCAGAATAAGATACGCACGATCACATCGCAAATCAACAGTGACGAACGACGGGTTGAAGAACTCAGTACTGAAATCAAAAAGTATGATTATATTGATAAATTTGAGATTGAATTTGAGATCGTTGAACAAATGGGACAGGAGTGGCAGCAGAAAATCACCACTCAAAACAAATTAGAATCAATTATCACAAACATTAAAAACATTAATCAGAGAATATACCAATATGAGCGGACTATATTACTTGAGGAACAGGTCGAAGCAACATTACAATTATACAAAGAACGAGAAACACGAATTCAACAGAGTGAAGATATTTACGCTTCCATTACAAATATTATCTATATTGATCATCAAATTGAAACAATAGAAAAGACCTCGAAGTTACTCCCTCAAATTGATAAGATTTTGAGTCTAATAGCTGAGGCAAATGAAAAAGAAGAGGATCAAGAAAACCTGGAAAAACTGATACACCATATAGCACAAACCGAAAAAGATGTACAAAATACAGAAAAGGAAATCAAGTCATTAAAATCAGAACTACACAAACATATGCCAAAAGTTTGTCCCTTGTGTGGTAACAAACTATCAACATGAAAGAACATGAAATAGGTCCAAATGATGTGGTTATCGTGAGTTTCCAAAATTCACAATCAGTACTGTGTCATAAGGCAACGGTAATACACCAACCAGAAAACCCAGGAGAAAGCTGGATTTTCAAAGATCTAGAGACCGGGATAATACATTACGTATCAGAAGGATGTACCGTTACCAAACGTAAAAAGCGGAAGATAACATGAGCACAAGACTATACAGATACACCTTGTGGATGGCCGTTGCAAAACTTCCTAAAATGGAATGGCACCACATACATACCATAAGTGCATATAGTATGGAACATGCTGAACGAATATTTAGAGAGAAAGGATATCTAACATCCAAAACTAACCATTATTTTATATCAACCAAAACCGCAGAACAATTATGAACAACGACAAATTGATTAAAACGGAATTTGACGGGCGTAAGGCCTGGGTAGTTGGTGCTCCTAAAGAAAAACACCCTTATAAAGGTGCTATTGCTACATGTTTAGGTGCAAAATCAACAAATGAAGGATGGGTAATGATGTTCAAGGACGTAAAAACAGGAGATGAATTCCCAATTAAAGGGGGTAATGAAATAGTATGGGTAACTAATGATGAAAAGGACGAAAGTAAGGAAGGCTGATCTCATACTGACCAGTGACTGGCACATCCGGGAGACTATTCCCGAGTGCCGGACTGATGACTTTGAAGAGACTCTGTGGAAAAAACTCGAGTTCATCGAACAGCTACAGACCCAACATGGTTGTCCCATCCTTGTAGGTGGTGATATATTTCACCACTGGAAGCCTTCTCCCGGGTTGATACGTAAGGCCATCCTAAACATGCCCTTTGCTGTACATACCATATACGGCCAACACGATCTGCCCCAACACAACTGGCAGAACAGGGACAAAAGTGGGCTGGCTGCGCTGGATGCGGCCCGTGCCCTGTTTATACTACCTAACTGTCACTGGGGACAGGATCCTGAGGTGGAGAAGTACCCATCCTATGAAGTAGAAGGTAGGCAGATCTTGGTCTGGCACCACATGGTCTGGCAGGGAAGACACCCCTGGCCAGGATGCACCGATCCAAGCACTGTTGCAGTACTTAGAAAATACCCTGAATATGACCTTATACTTACAGGTGATAATCACAAACCATTTATAGAAGAATATGAAGGAAGAATCCTTGTTAACCCAGGTTCGCTCACTCGGCAGACTGCTGATCAAATCGATCACCTACCCAGAGTTTATTTATATGATGCTGATAGCAACACTGTCCAGCCCGTTTACCTTCCTATACAAAAAGGAGATGAGGTCATTAGCAGAGAGCATATTGACAAAAATAAAGAGCGAACCGGACGAATCCAAGCCTTCATCAGTAAATTAGGAGAAGAGTGGGCATCAACACTGTCTTTTGAAAAGAATCTTGAGGAATTCTTTAAAACAAACCGTCAAATACGCACCTCAGTTAAAAATAATGTCTACGAATCAATTGAACGTGATTCAAGAGACTATTAAATTGTTTGCTATGGATGAACAGGATCTATTAGAACTGAAACAGAAAATAAATAAAGCTACTACAAAAGTAGCAGAGTTGAATGGTCAGAAGAAGGTTCTGATGACACAACTGAAAGAAAAATACGGAGTGTCTTCTTTAGAAAAGGCTCAAGAAAAGGTAAAAAGTTTGGAGAAAGAAATCAAAGTCTTAGATAATCAAATAGACACAGCAACCGAAAAACTAGAAAAGCAGCTGGATGAAACCAAAGATTCAACAACTGAGGAATAGTTTAGAACGAGAAAAGGGAAGACGATCACAGATCAAGAGTTCCATTATCTCCACACAACGCAAAGCCAAAGAAGCTGGAAGAGACATGCGTCGTTGGGAACAAGCCCGTGAAATCATACGTGAAGTAGGATTAAAGACCCAACAACAACTTCAATATCACATAGGAGACATAACCTCGTTGGCATTAGAAGCAGTCTTTCCAGTGGATCCTTATGAACTTGTGGTTGAATTTGTGGAAAGACGGAATAAAACTGAATGCGATTTGTATTTCAGCCGTGATGGTCATAAAATACACCCTCTTTCGGCAAGTGGTGTGGGTGCTGTTGATGTAGCCACCTTCGCATTACGCATTGCGGCCTGGTCTATGCAAATCCCAAAACGACGTAATGTTATCATACTGGATGAACCTTTCCGATTTCTTTCCGCTGAATATCAAGAGAAGGCCTCCCGTATGGTTAAAGAATTAAGTGAAAAATTGGGGTTGCAATTTATCATCATCACACACGAGCAAATCCTATCAGAATACGCTGACAAAACTTTCCATATACAATTGAAAAAAGGTAAAAGTATAATAAAATAATTTCAAGATATGTGTGTTTTCTTAGACGATCAACTGATTGCCGTATATGACAAATTTATGAATAGGCAAATCACTCTGAAAGATACAACCAACTAGTAGGAGGGGGTATAAAAGGAGGGGAATTGATAATCCCAAAAAGAATATTAAATGAAAACGAACCAGACATTATTAGACCAATTCAGAAATCATTTTCTGAGGATACGATTCCAAATATATCAGAATGTATTTCCAAAAAGACTAAAGGATAAGTCTCACTGTCTTAAAGTCGGTAGAGTCTGTACCTTTACTGATGAATTTGCACGTAACTCATGGAGCGGAGCACCGCAAGACAAACGATGGGATGTGGGAGAAGCTTGGGGAATGTATCATCCTGATAAACCAAATACATATTTTGGACCACCTGATCCAGATTCATTAGGAGAAAGTGTAGCAATATTTACTGCTAAATATAACCCCAAATACTTTGAGGATAGAGAATTGACAATCCCCTACGAAACCACCCTTCTGTCAACACAAAAAACCTTCCGTCAACAATACGGTAGATTTGAATGTCGATGCACCTTACCCCAAGAGAAAGCTGTTTGGCCAGCCTTTTGGTTATATGGTCCTACGTGGCCTCCTGAAATTGACATCTTTGAATGTCTTGGTCGTAATACCGGAGAATCTGCTAACACCCAGGAAATAAATCTACATTACGGAAGAGTTGAAGAAGGGAACAAAATGTGTATGGGAGCCTGGAAAATACCATTGAAGAAAAAAGGATTTCATGAATTTGCTTTAGAATGGACTCCCAAACGTTTGGACTTCTATACTGATGGTATTAGAGTCTTTACCTATTCTAATCAACAAGTATTAGATAAATGGTTTAATACGCCAGATGGACGTATGTGGATTATTCTAAACCATGGGCTTGGCCCAAATTATATGAAAGATAATGAAGAAGACTTCTTTTCCTTTTTCTTTGTGGATTATGTAAGAGTATATTCAGACAAGCCCGTTATTAATGATTTGAACCTATTATAACAGAATATGAGATTTGTTATTGACATAATACTGGTCTTACTACTGATCATTTTATTTGCCCGTGTGCGAATAGTAAAAAGTGAGAGAGATCACTTTATTGAATTATCCGAAAAATTACTACAAGAATTAAGAAAGTGTGGGATACTCTAAGTTTACATCAGTAAACAAACTTGATAATGAGACAACACGTAGTAGCCTCGAAGATCGTAGCAGAGTTGTGGACATTGGGTCTAGCTGATGAAAAAGACCATGAATTGTTGCATACGTATATTATGTGGGCGTATGCTGTGGGGTATGATGCCGGTAGTAAATCTAGATCGAATAAAAAACCAGTGTCACAGTACGATCTGGATGGTCATCTTATAGAAATTTATGAAAGTGCTGCAGCTGCTTCAAGAGCTACTAAGATTGCCCACTCTGACATAGCAAAGTGTGCTAGTGGATACAAACACCCGAACTATACAGTACACACTGCCGGAGGATTCAGATGGATATATGTAGATCTTACAGACCCCGACGCTTTCCCAAAAGCAACCATAGGACGATTACCAGAACAGATAGACCGGCAAGTACGAGGAATCCGTGCATCCAGAATTTCCTCTTTACATAAACCTCCTTCACCACAGTCCTAGTAACCACTTTTTCAACTTCCCTTTCTACAATAACACTATCCATCACAAATTCTACAATAGTATCAGTTTGAATCAATTCTAATCCCAGCTGATTATCCAACAACCATGCTGTGGCTGATGCCCATGCAGTATGTCGTGTTATCTTCATATAAGGGAGATCTATCTCCACGGGTATAGTTATACTATCGACGACCGTATCCCCTGCAATAGTCTCGTAAATGATCGAGTCACGGTATATTGTTGTATCCTGTATAATAGTATCCGCTGGAATGGGATATCGTTCTAGTAATCTGACCAGCCGTCGTTGTGGACTACAGCTGGTCAGAAAAACTACTATGAAAAACACTACTGTCCTTTTCATTTCTCTTCTGATTGATCAACCCAATCGAATCGCTTGAACACTTTTGCGATCTCTTTAGTTTGTTCATCCTCAAGATGAACAGTAACATGAGCGTGTACAATGTCGTTGGGAGAGATCATAATCATAATCCTTCCGACATCGTTTGGTTCCAATCCGATGATTCGGCAAATTTCCTGAGCGGTTTCGTGCTGACCTGAGATCTTATTCATCTTTTGCTTTTTCAATTGGTTTCTCCGGGGCTGGATCTTTGGCGGAACCGGGCTGCGGTTTCATCACGGAGAGTTTCGGCACATCCATTCCCTCCGGTAGCTCCGCAGTGACATTACCCCGCACCGAAACTTCCAGGACCTGAAGAATGGGGCCAATTTGCCGGTACTTGTGAGGGATCTCCGCTAATGCCTGGCGGATCATATCCCCAGTTTCAGCGGTCAATACATACGCATTCTTGATGGTGTGTTTTACCATCTTCGGTTTCTCAGAGGATCTGGTTGAGCCTCGTTTCATTGTTCTTTGTGTACTCATGATCGGTTGTTTTGGTTAAACAAAATTAAAGATTCAAATGACGCTTGATTACGTCTATCTCATTCTGTAATTCTTTCAGTCCCTCTAACAAGATAGGAGCCAGCTGAGCATACTCAATTTTCTTAGCAGGACTTTCGTCATCTCCTCCATACTCCCATTTCCGATATTCACAGACCACTTCCGGGAATACCTTCTGAACGTCCTGGGCTATCATTCCGGCCTGAATATGATCTCTTGCTCCGAATTCCTTTTGAGCTAATTCGTTGAAATTGAAAAAATACCCGCTGAGTTTCATTATCTTGCTCATAGGTTTCTCAATACGCCTCAGATTCTCTTTTAATCGAAGATCCGAAGATTGAGTGTAATAAGTGAGCTCACCTGTAGCACTATCATATTCCACCGTGTCAGACTCATTGGAATTATTCAAGTTGGGCATTCGTATGCTGCCATCAGCAGCCATACACTGAATAAACATAGTGGTGTATCTTTCGATGTCTAAAGATGTGCTACCATCAGTTGAGATTGCAAAGGCATATGACCCCGTGGCGGAGTTGTGTAAATTCAGAGCGGAGGTGGTAGTTGCTGAATCAATAGTTAAAACGTTGGAGGTAAAAGTCAAATTGGCCTCCCCAATTATTCCACCAGAACCGCTTGCAGTCAAAACTTGATTGTTGGTATCTCCTGTAAAAGAAGTAACTACATTTACTAAATCGCTCAGTACCACGGTGCCATTTACCGCATCCGTAAATGATATTTCAGAGGAACTGATATCAAGATACGTTGAAGAATTATCTATATACACCCGGTCAACATACAAATACCTCCACCAATAGGTAGATGATCCCAAATCATAGGTTTTTGTAGTGTAGGACCAAACTGTTTTCGTTTGTGTGCCTGTTGAATAAAATGTTGCTGAACTTGAACTGCTACATTCAATGGAAATTACATCATCCGATGATTCGAATATTCTAGTATCTTTATCACCGAACAGAATTCTTTCA